CGATATCCCTTGTTGTTGATCAGCGTGGTAACGTCAGCAGCGTTCAGAACGCCTGCATCGGTGGCCGGGTTCTGAAGATCCCAATAAACGTCCTTGCTGATACCCGACACGCCATTGACCGGCACGTTCGAAAGCGTTTTGTGCCAGCCGATATCCTCATCGATCTGGGCACGCAGGCCAAGCGCACGGGCAACAGCAGATGCAGTGCGTTCGGTATTGTTGACCGTGTCCCAATTGATGAAATCAGGATAAATCAGCATCAGTTCGCGCTGACCAAATCCGTCACGATATGCTGTTGCAGCCGGGATATCCTCGCAGTCCCAGCAAGATGCATAGGCGAACGACCGGGTCAGCTGGGCGATGGATGCCAGTTCCGCAGTGACATTGGCATTGTCCAGACCGGGCACACCCAGAATACGCGGCTGCACACCCAGAAGCGGTTTAGCCGCGGTCAGTGCCTGCATGCCTGTTTTCTGACCGCTGACAACCCCGCCAATAAGGTTCGAAGTGGTTTCGGCTTCGTCTACACCTTCGGGAACGCGAACAACGACGGTCAGTGGATTCCCATGATCCTTGATCGCGTCCAGGGCATAGGGCAGCGTACCGTCATCCCCGGAAGCACTGATCCCGTCATTGATATCGGTGATCAGTACAGGACGGTTTGCCGGGAACACAGATGCGTCTGCACTTTCGCCGGTGCAGACAACGCCAATTACGGCAGTCTCGATCGTGCGGATCGGGCGTGTGCCTTCAGACACTTCGACCACGCGCACGCCATGATGATATTCGGTTGGCATATAGCTTTACTCCAGATGAAAAGATTAAGGTGGTCCTGCTTACTGAGACAGGACCGAGGCGGAAGTAGGCCAGTTGACGTTGTCGAAGATGGATCGAACAGTGCCTACATCTTCGGCGGCTTCGATTTGCGACTTTGTCTGCAGGCGAACGTTCTCGATCGCAGCCGAAACGAGTTTCCAGTTGGTGGATTGTGTTACGACCGCGTCAGCAACAGCGGTCAGGTTTTGGCCTGTTATACCGACCTCACTGGATAAAAACGGGAAGTCTGATTGATCGATATCGGCAAGGTCTGTGCCGTTTCCGATCAGTTCCTGCAGCCTAGCGGCTTCTTCTTTCTTTTCCTGATAAACCATCGCCTGACCAGCACCGGGCGTAATCAGAAGGAGCCGTTCGCGTTCAGCGTCCGTGTCAACAAGCATGGTCGCCCGCGTTTTGATTTGGGCCAAATCGTCGTAACCGAACAAAGGATGTTCTTGTGCAACAAACGCCGCCATGATCGCATCCATTTCTTCGATGATAGCGTCAAGTTCAGGGGCGCGTTGACCGTCAAGAAACTGAATGTCTCCACCGTCAAGCATTCTGCGGTGCATCAGCTTGTTGGCCCGATCTTCGTAAGAAATGCCAAGGCAACCGTCCGGCAGGGAATAGCCGGGGACAGCAACAAGGAACTGGCTAATGTTGTCAAACGTGGCTTGGCGGACACCATCCGAAACAAGAATAATCCCGTTGGTTTCGTGGATGAATGCGGGAAAAGTGATCATGGTTTAACCCTTGCTATGAAGTGCAGGCAATAGAAGGCGGGCGACACATCAACCGCCCCGGTGAAGGTGTGGCTGTGCGACCATGCCAGACTGGTGTGAGGGGCAGAAAAAGCGGTCTGCCAGCCGTCACAGCATTGGACGTGCGAGTGCGTGACCGTAACGCTTGGGACGGCTCCGTTTATTTCGATGCTTTCCACGCCGCCAGCTTGCCCCAACGGCAGGTCATCCCCTTCGCCAACTGGGAACTTGTCGGATATGGGTGCATACCGTGCCCAGCCAGCCGGGATGGCGGCCAGATCGCCGTCATAGGCAATTACCATACCTTCGTAGGCGCCGGTTTCGTTCACGATGATCAAGGGGCGCATAGCAAGGTAAGGGGGCAAATCCGTCAGGGTGCCGCTTGTAATGGTCCCGTGTTCGTGCTGTCCAGCCGAACCGCTGCTGTACTGCGTGTTTGATCCGCCGTCTGTCCAGTTACCTGAGCCGTGAGTATGCGATCCAGCAATGCTGGTTCCCACCGAATAAGATCGGCTGGCCACACCGCCAGCGGCGCGCGCGTCGTCGGCAACGGCTTTAATGAACTTGCCGCCCAAGTCAGAATAAACGCCAGTGTTAGGGACGGCCTTGACCGTGCTGGTAAACGCCAAAGCCCCGACAGGCAGCAAGGCTTCCTGTCCCGCTTTGATGTATGCCAGGGTGTAGTGTTCCGGCTCGTCAACCGTTCCGTTCAAGGTGTGGCTGTGATCGCCGTCAGCATAGCGGGCATAAGACGCATAACGGGACGTGCCCCTGTTACCGGCTGCGCCTGATCCGTCGTGCAATCCGTCGGTAGAGGTGGAGCCTGTGACGTTGCCGCCGCCCGTGTCGCCAAGGGCGAACGTATCCCCGGTTGCGCGGACAAACTTGCCCGTCAGGTCTGGCGTGTCGTTGGTGCCGTCACAAAGTGCCCAGCTTGCCGGGATGTCAGCAACGGCCCCAGTCCAAGCGACGACAGCCCCAGCGGGTACGGGTAGGGGCGTCCCGTGCTTGGCAAAACCTAGTTGCGTGGGTCCAGCGAAGAGCATTAGCGCACCTTTGCAACAATAGTGATCAGCATTTTTTGGCCGGGGGCAGTCGCGCCAACGCTCAAAACTTTGACTTCAATCACGTCATCGGCTGCCCACATCTTTTGGTCGTCAAATTCGTCAACAAGGAAAGTTCCGGGCGTCAGGATGGTTTGGCCATCAATAAACTTGGGCCGTTCTGTGCCCGAAAAAATCGAAATGCCATTGCGTAGAACATCAATCTCGATGTCACCGCCCTCTGGCGCAATCAACACCCGGCCACGGATTTCCAAAATCTCGATATTGCGCCGCAGAAGCCAAGCCCCGACGCCACCAACTTCAAGGTCTTCGCCCGCGCCATCACTGCCCCAGCCCGCATTTAGCGGCATGTCGTAAGTGTTGAGCAGCGGGTGCGCTTCATCATCAGCATTATGTTGTGCAATTTTCTGAGAGACGTGGTCGCGGGTCGCAACAACCACAGCGGGATCAATGTTCAGTGTGACGGCAGCAACATTGCTGTGTTCAAAGACGATACGCAGAAGGAAGTCTTTGCCAACACCATCGGCAAGGACTGGCTTCCAGCTTTCGGGGTACTTGGCAATGGCAATCATGTCGCCATCAGCGTCAAAAATTCCTGCTTCGCGGATCCACCATCCACCGACAGTGGCGGGAATAACTGCTTCGACTACCAACCATGCAGCGTTCGAACCATCGATGCGAATGTCGTTGATTTGAACGCGATGGCGTTCGCGGTTCAGCGTGGTTTGAGTTTTAACAGGGTCGTAAACGCCTTCAGGACCATCCGCACCACCGTCGCCCACTCCAAAATGAGTAAGTTCAAGTGGTTGGACATTGGCAATGGCTGCAGCGAGTTTAGCTGCGCCAACATCGGTCACAACGGTATAGAAAGTGGTCATTACGGTTGTCCTTCAGGATAAACAGTCGCAATTTCAGCGCCATAGAGGGCGGATGCCAGATAAGGTGCCGGGCTTTGAATTGATTGCTCTGTGATCTGGGCTGGGATAACAGTTGCCTGTTCACCAATGAATGATGCTGCAGCGACCACTGGCACCGTGGATGTTTGCTGCAGGTAGATGAGTAATTCCCGCAAGTGACTGCGCACATTCTTGGTGGCGAGGATCGTCGCAAGGATCTGGTCGCGCTCCTTGTCCGTCAGCCCGCGTGACGTGGTCCCGACTTCAATACAGAAAGTGCCGCGCACCTGTTCTGGAACTTCTTCGAACCATTCGATGATCTTGATAAAATCAAGATCAATCGCCTCCAGGGCGCGACGGATCGCACCTCGTGTGCCTTTGTGACGATGGACATCAAAACTTTCGGCAATGACATTCCGCTTGGTTTGCTCTGCCCATTCTGGATCCCACGTATCAACAGAGAATGACCAAGCCAGCCACGGCAAGAACTCAGCGGGGCAGCGGTACGGATCCCACAACGTGTCAATCACGATATCCAGTTTGTCGACGTGACTTCCCGTTGCTTCGATAATCTTTTCAATAGTTGTTGCATTTGGCGGCAAGAGACTGGTCATGCTTCCCCTCCGATCTGTACGGAAAACCCGGTGCAGCGTGGAAACTGCGTTCTTGTCGGAGTAATTTCTGAAAATGGTGTCATGCCGTCGCCCAACATCAGGTCCACTTTCTTGACCCCTGCAACACGGGCAGCCTTGTGAAGCCCGTCAAGCGTGATCGGTTCACCCAACCGCTGTTGACCTGAAACAAATTCACTGAGGCTTTCTTCCGACGCAGTTCTTACGACCTCTGCATCTGGGCCACCGTACACGGTCAGAATAGCGACGAATGCGTAATCAATCGCAGATGCCGCTTGCACAGTTACCTTGTCTGTGAATGGTCGAACATCGCTGTCAGTCAGAGCCGACAGAACGTTATCAAGCACGTCCTGATCAGGAACACCGGTGTCGGTGTTGGTCATCACAGTGATCACGACTTCGACAGGCGCCGGACTGTCGACATCGACATCGCCGACCAGAGGATCCGCTGAAAGGGCGTGGTACTTGTATGCACCTTCCGGTCCCGCCACGCTCAATGCTTCGAAAGCCAATAGCGTCCTGGTTCGCAAGGAGGCGTGGCTTTCCATAACTGGTTCGACAGGCGGGATAGCAGTCAGGTCGCCTTCCTCGATCGTGCGTCGTGCGACGTGATAGCGGGCGGCTATGCCCTCGAGATCGGCGCCGGTTGCCTCTGCCAGCATACAGGCCCGCGCTGCATCATTGATACGCTGGCGCAAGACCATCTCTCGATAGGCGGCTTCCTGAAGCTGTTTGACAATCGGATCGGATTCCAGTGATGGATCCCAGTCCTGCATGATCCCGGCTTCGGCGAACAGGGCTCGGGCCTTGTCCTTGCGCTGCTGAAGCAAGGTTTCATATTCGATGGTTTCGATGACATCCGGGATGCTCAGTGATCCCAGATCAATGGCGTCAAATCGCGATGTCATGATGAACCTCCGATGGCAACTCCATAAGTAACTGCCTCGCCATCTTCCTTGACGATGCCGGTCAAGCTGACTACCGCTTTGCCATCTATCGTGGCTGATACGGACGCCTTCTGAAGTTCAAGGCGCGGCTCCCATCGTGCGATTGCATCAGCGGTTGCCGCTATCATCTGCAGCGCACCGGTCGGGTTAGCAGGACTATCCACCAGATCAAAAATGTTCGACCCATAGGCGCGGCGCTTCACCCGCGTTCCGACCGGTGTCGTCAGGATATCGGTAACAGACTGTCCAATATGTTCATGTTTGGTCAGTTTCTTGCCGGTCAGTCGGGACATGCCATAGGTCATGGATCAGTCCCCCACCGTGAAATTCGGTTCGCCTTGGGCGACCAAAGATCCACAGGCGACCGGGTCGCCAACACGGCCAATTTCCTTGCCGCGAACGGTGAAGCGAGGCGCTCCGGACTGAAGAACCGAACCGTGTGTTTCAGGGATGGCAGGGCACGTATGGGCTGCCCAAGCATGCCCTTCGCAATGCACCGGGATCCCGCGAACAGTGAAATTCGGTTCCCCTTGGGATGATCCGCGTGGCGGCCAGCAGCCGTGGCCCGTGCATGAATGCCCCATAAGGGTGACTTCAGGCATCTTCGCCTCCCTCGAAAACCTTGATGAATTCAGGGTCAAGCCAGAGGGTGCCGCCGCATTTCAGGAAGATGTCACCAACCGCCGATGCTACCAAGTCACCACTGCTATGCATAAGAAGTTGCTTTTGATCGGTGTCGTAGCTGACGGTGGTGCCATCTTCCCATTGCACCGTATCGATCGCGCCGTCGGTCGATACGGATGGCAAACCATCGGAATAAAATACCTGGAGAATGACACCGTTAGCCGGGTCACCGCTTGGAGAGGCAACAAGAACTTGTGTGCCAACGCGCAAATGATTGGTGCCGCGATAGTTCTGACCAACAGGTCCGGGCACAGGAATCCAGCGACCGGGCTTCCCATCGTTGATGGATACCTTGGCACGCGCTTTGGCATGATCGACATCGACGACAGTGCCAATGGCGATGATGTTTTGAAGAATGCGCAGGATTTCGGCGATGCTTTCTGACATGCGCCGATGATGATCATGACTGCCTGATGCCGCCAACTGGTCGCGGGTTGTAGATGCCGACCTACAACCACAACCAGCTAGGTGCCACGAATGATGGTTTCGATCAGCTTTTCCCGGATCATATGCAAGTCACCGGTCGAAATCCCCAACAGCCGACGCTCAGGGTATTTTACCCGAGGACCACCTTCCTCGACATAGTCGACAGCCCCGAAGTGATGAACAGATGCTATCTGCGCAGTTTTACCGCGAAAACCGACAGACGCATTGGACGGGGTTGCTTCAATACGTAACCGTCGTGCGGCACGGAATCCCAGCATCATCTTTTTGGCTCCGCGAATATTGCCTTCTCTGTCAGGCTTTTTCGGTTGCCATCGGTTACCATCAGGATCTGATTGCTTGGTGATCCGTTGTTGATTTCGACGA